GTTAGTGGGGACAATCGCATTAGCGGGGGGGATAGGCTTTATTTTAAATTGACCATTAATGTCATTCGCCAATCCCTGTAATTGTTGCAATTGACGGCGTAATTCTTTAATGCGATCTGTATCAGCAAACTGCCCTAGTGGGCTTTTTCGCATTGCATCAATCTGAATCCTGTTATACTCCTCTTTTAGTTTTTGCTGTTGCAAGGCGATCAAGTTCAAGGCTTGAACACCAGCTAACTGATTTCCCCCTTCCATCTTCATAGAAATTTCGGTAGGACTAATCGCTATCCCCCCGATATTTTGTCGTAATTCATTACTGATGACTTGCCGATTGGCCATCCCCTCAATGATCTCGTAGCCCCTTACGACATCAGCGACATAATCACCGAACCAGTCTCCAAAACGCCTAAAGATTGATTTAGACTCGGTTTCATGCCCTTTATAAACATTCGTTAATGAGTTGACCGCTTTCCCGATCGCATCAAACCCTTTGCCCATTGCTTCAGACAACCGACCCATTTGCTTCTGAAGCTCGGCTGAACTGTCATAAAGTTGTTTGAAAACCAAGTAGGCCGCCATCACAGCAGCAGTTATTAACCCTATGGGGCCAGTGGCTACCACCCATGCAGTCTCTAACGCACCCATGACGGTTGCACTTGTCAGTCCCAGGGCATTGAAGGCGAGAAGGGCTGCACTGGTGGCAATAATTCCAGTGCCAAATAATCCCACTCCGATAATGACTTTCTGGATAGGTTCGGGTAACTCAGTGAATGCTTTCGCCAAGGTAAAGGCCGCACCCGCCGCCGCCGCCAACCCAGGCTCTAAGGTGTCAAAGACCTTCCGACTAATCTCTACACTGATGTTAGATAATGCGCCCTGTTGAGCCGCTAAACCCTTTGTGACCTTATCGGACGCGATCGCTGCTTGACCCGCCGCTTTAGATTGATTTTCAAGGAATTGGGTGTATTTTGGTAAATCGTTCAGGATTGGATCTAATACGGCTTTGGCTTCGACTGACCCGAATAGCTTAGTGATTTGATCAGCGTTGCCTTTGGTTGCACCCGCAACATCTTTCAAGACTCCCGATAAACCTTTGGCTTTGATTGCTTGCTGACTAAAATCAATCCCTAATTCCTTAGCGACTTTCTTGGCTTCCTCGGATGGGGAGACGATCGCACTAATCGCCTGACGTAATCCCGTAAAGGTAGATGAAACCTGAACCCCCGCAACGGTGGCAACCCCGACGACTGCGTTCAATTCTTCTAGGCTGACACCTGCACTCGCGGCCCCAGATGCGACGACACCGATTTCATGACCATATTGCCTAGCGACAATTTTCCCGTCATTCTGGGTTTGGATCATTTGATCGACAATCTTGTTTGCTTCACTGGCTGGTTTGTGGAAAGCATTCATGATTGTGGTCGTGGCATCGGTAATTGTGCCAAGGTCACTGAATCCCCCTTTAGCACCCTTAACACCCGCTTCCATTACCTGGGTAATATCAGCAGTTTTTGTGACCCCCGCCGAGAGGACATCGTAGGCCGCTTTGTTGAGTTCCAGGCTGTTAGTCTGGTAGTTGAGCGACTTGGCTAGATCCTGAAAGGTTTTGTCTAACCCTTTGGAGTCATCCGTCAAGGTAGCATTAGCAGCGATCGCGCTTTGGGTTGCCTGTCCGATTTGGATAGCAGATTGGATGTATTGTTGAGCTTTGTAGGTAAGAACACCCAATGCAACGGCGGCGGCTCTTGTGTTCTTTTCGACTTGCTCCTGTTCTGCCCTTAGACGGGCCGCTTCTTCAGTTAATCGTTGATATTCATCGGCTGCTGTGTTGGCCGCTTGCCCTGATTGACCAATCCCCTGACTTGCCACCGTTGACGATTGACCTAGTGCCTGACTCGCTTGCTGTGCGGCTGTGGCACTCGCAGACATATTCTGAAAGGATCGCTCCATTTGGGCGATCGCTTGCTGTGCGGCACTAGATTGAATTTCAATTCCAACGGTGTAGAGGTTAGCCATCTTTTAAATCTTCCTGCTCTAATAAAAAGAACGCATACCAAGATCGAAATTCTTGCTCGGTCATGCGCTCCTCAAGTTCTGCTACGGTCATTTTTAGCTCACGGGCTAACTGGAAGGCGAATCGGTGATCGGGGTCGGCTCGGAGGGCTTTTTTTCTTCCTCTACAGATTTAATGCCAACGTTAAACATGAACTCTTCAATTTGAGAGAGTAAATTCGCGTTGGCTTCCATCGTTAGGAAAGCAAAGTCACCGATAGAAAACGCCTTAGAACCGTCTTCGTTTTCGGCAAGTTGGATGAGAACGTGAGTGTTAAAATCGGATTGAAAATCAGAGAAATTGACCTCTTCCCCTTTCTTGGGAGCCAGAATAGAGGCGACCTTCTTGCGGATCGCCTTGGTTAATGGGCGGAAATAAAGTGTTCCGATAACTTCCCCCTTACCGTCTTTCACTTCAAATGGATAGCGATTTGCCGAAGTCCATCCGTCAGCCTTTTTAAGAAGGTCGATAAAGCGGGTTTGTTCTGTGGGTTTGATTGCCATAAACTCCTGATTAGTTTAGGTGAATAAAATAAATGAAAAATCGATTGAACCGTGAAAATTAATCAAATAAGGTGGTCATAACGACGGTTCCGTTGGTCTTGAAAGTAACGTCGGCCACGATCAAGTTTCCAACTTGAGCCGCGATTTTATACCCTGTTACCAATCCGTCAAAAGTGACCTTTTCCGATGTGGTGGTATAAAGCTCAAAATTGCCAGACCCAGGATCATTGGGGGTAACTGCCAAGGCTGCAAAAATATCAGCACCCGAACCGCTAACATTGTCATAATTGATTTTACAGGAACCCGAACCGCTAATGATCGAACCGCTTACGGTTTCAAACGTACTACCTAAAGCTGTCGTTTTTAGCTCCCCTTTAGAAATATCTAAAGACCATTCTGTGACCTGTGCGATCGCGGCGGGAGTGGTCGCACCGTACTTTAAAGATCCGCCTTCACCTGCAAAAGTAGCCATTTTTTTTAACCCTCCGAGGGCATTTGTTAACGCCCTCAGCACGGCCTTGGGATATTCCTATTCTATATCATGTTTCAAACTTCAAACAAGCTAAACTAAGGATAGGAGGCTTTTTCTATGACTGTGAATCTAGACGATTTGATTCAGTACAATGCGACCAAGACAACGGCTGCCCGCGCTCGCAAAAAGTCTTATCAAGACGGGTTTGAAGACGCGACGGGTGATGGAATTAATGCGATCGCTGAGAAGTGGCAGTTAGTGACCATTCCTATGCTCAATACGGCTGTTGATACCGTTGAGAGCGAGTTGAGGGCATTAATGGGAGATTCTTTTTTGTGGACTCCGCCAGTCGTGGGACACAGCGAAGCCAGCTATCGGCTTGATTCGGATATTAGTCGGTCATTTCTGGAGGGCGATTACTCCACACTGACATTCACCTTAAAATTAGTTTATCTGCCATGACAATTCCATCTGCTGACCTCCAAAAACTTTACCATTCAGGCGTTATCTCGCTGTATGAGTTGGACTTAACCCCGATCGCGGGTTCGGACGTTTACCGATTCTGTAATTATGCTGACACAGACGGTGCTAACGTTTCCTTTGGTGGGATTGAATATCAGGCGATAGCGATCGCGGCTTCAGGTTTCGAGATTAATACGAATGGACAGTTACCGACCCCGACGCTAAGGGTTAGCAATGTTTACGGGCTGATTACGAGCTTGGTGGGTGCGGTGGATGATTTGGTTGGGGCAAGGTTGACCAGGCGGAGGACGCTGATTAAATATCTGGATGGGCAACCATCGGAAGATCCCGATACGGCTTACCCTGATGACATTTGGTATATCGAGAGAAAAGTTAGAGAGGACAAATTAGAAGTCGAATTTCAACTCGCTTCTAGTTTTGATTTGGAGGGATTGCAACTGCCTGGTAGATTGCAATTAGCTAACACTTGCACTTGGACGTATAAGGGTGATGGTTGCGGTTACACGGGCGGCCCAGTGGCAAAAATTGATGATACGGCGACTTCTGACAGTGCATTAGATGATTGCGGAAAACGGGTTTCGAGTTGCAAATTGCGATTTGGGGAAAACGGTGTTTTGAAGTTTAGTTCTTACCCAGGCTTGCAGAAGGGGTAAAACAACGGGGACAGATCTGTCCCAAATCGCGATCGCGGCTGATAGGATTCTCCAAGGGTGTAAACATTGCTTACCCCCTTCCAGTCGCTATCAACAGAATCACTCATCGAACGGGAATTACTATGATCTAGTATCGTTGCCAAATCATCTGCAACTATTCCAAAAGGGATAAAAAATGGGGACAGATCTGTCCCCGTTGCCCTAAATGCGATCGCGGTTAATACGAATCCATGTCAAAGAGCGTGGAAACGGAGGCTTTAGGCTTGGCGAAAAGAGTACCTAGCTTTTGTTTCAACCAAATTTGACCTTTTCCCGTAATGACTGCAAACGGGCGTAGCTTACCATCACCAGTAATCTCCTGACAGGCTTCAAAATAGCCAGCGTCCATCCATTTCTGATAGGGAAGGGTAGAGTTTTGCATGATCACACCCAAGTCTCGTAAGGCACGAAACAAACGAGTGCGGCCAGTGCCGATCATCTTGGCAAAAGTATTAAAATCTATATCTGTGTCAGAACATTGAACGGCTTCTGCATATTCAACCAGTGGAGCGTCTTTTTCGATTTTGGCTGTCAATAATGCTTTTTGTTCTTCAGATGCAACTAGACATTTTAGTGCGTCCAGATAGGTCTTAGGCAAGTCATGGGTGATCGCTGTGGTCGTTACTTCATAGCCTGCTAGTTTGTGCAGAAACACTACATGACCCGCTTCTGCCATTTGCTCATATAATTTTTCATTATACCGTTTTATGACTTTAGTTCCTAACTGTCGAGGAATAAGTGTAACGGTTCGTAACCCTTGTGTGGTAAGGATTTCAGTATCTTTTAGTTCTAGATCTGTAACCCCTTCTAATGCCGATTCTACCGTTCTTTGAGCTTGGACAGCTTGTATAGGCTTTACTAATCCTATGGATGCTACGCGAGCGAGTGCATTGTACCCAGGATAGAAAACTTCACCCGTTGCGGTATCAATAACTAATTCAATACCGTCTTTATCAAACCGTTCAAAATTTGCTAGAATACTCATGTTGGCTTAGTCTAAGTAAGTTGACCGCCCCCCAAACTTGTCTAGAGTTGTGGGGACTTTTCTAGTTTAGCATTCTTTATTCGGAACATAAAACATATAATCAAAGAAAAGCGATCGCACTCTGAAACGTAGAGTAGGTCTTGCTTCCCGCCAAGGGTGTCGGTTAAAACTACACCCTTTTCATCGTCATCTAATCGCCCAAGTGCATCGCTAGTATTCTTAATTTCCAAGACATTGCAAACATCCTGAGCGGCAAACCAAGGCTCGCTATCAATCGTAACTGTGCGAACCTGAGACTGCTTATAGTTGAAAACTGCTAAAATATTCATGTTGACTTAGCTGTAATAAGTTAACCGCCCCCAAACTTGTCTAGAGTTGTGGGGACTTTTATATTTTAGCATTCTTTGTTCGGATATAATTAAAGAAAACCGATCGCACTTCAACTATGGAAAAATCTTGGGCTATAGAGAAGCAAATCATCAGCTATTCATGGCTAACCCCTCGCGTGGAGGGTTGCGGGTTTGTTCTGAAAAATGGTCAAATTGTCGTCTGTGCTAACGTGGCGGCTGACCCGACGACTGAGTTTGAGATTAGTGCCGAGGATTTCGCATTGTACGAGTCTGAGATGGTGGCGATTTGGCACAGTCACCCAGACGGAAACCGCTTTAGTCCTGCCGATATTCGGGCTTGTAAGGCTTCTAACCTGCCTTGGATTCTTTACGATTGCAAGTCAGGCATTTTTCGCTATGCAGACCCAACGGGTAACGCTCCGTACCTGGGCCGCGACTTCGTTTATGGGCTGAATGACTGCTTTGGTTTAGTGACTGACTGGTTGCGGCGGGAGATGAACTTTGATTTTCCCGATGTCGATCGCTATGAAGATGAACCCGTTCCAAGCGAAAAAGTTTTAAGGGAATTTCCGTCTTTGATGGAGAAGTCAGGGCTTGTCAGGGTTAAGGATATTCAAGAGGGTGATATTTTATTTATCCAAACGCGATCGCCGTTGCCGAATCATGCCGCGATCATGGTTGATTTGGAGCGTAATCACATTCTCCATCATCTGATTGATAAAGAGAGCGCGATCGATTTCTACGGCTCTTACTGGCGCAATAACACTCATTCTGTATGGAGGGTAAATGACAAACGATGAAGTTCTTGAATATTTAGACGTTCCTTTTAAGTTTTGGAGGTGTCCTGACTGCGAAAGTCCAACTATTAAGTGGAAGGGTGATTTAGCCATTTGTTGTCGATGCGGAAAAACAAACAATCATGAAACTAATCAAAGTCAAACTACTCGGTGAATTAGGGCGCAAGTTCGGGCGTGAGTTCACCCTAATGGCACAATCCGCCTCTCACGTTATCCATGCCCTCGGTATCCAACTCCAAGGCTTCTCTGCTCACTTGTACCAAAGCAGCGATCGCGGTGTGGGCTATAAGGTGATTACCGATGACCCTGACGGGCTAGGGGCTGATGAGTTGGGGTTCCCCCTCTGCGATCGGCTGATTATTGCTCCCGTTATTCGTGGACGTAACGCAGTAGGCAAGATTCTGGCGGGTGTGGCATTGATAGGGGCTGCTTTGTTGATTGGGCCGGGTGTTGGTTGGTTGGGAGTTGCATGGGGTTCTACCTTTATGGGTTTAGGCGCATCGCTCGTTTTTGGCGGGATTGCTCAATTATTGACATCGAATAGTAGTACACCCGCTAGAGAATCAAAACGGAATGAATCTTATTTATTCGATCAGGCCAGTTCTGTTGGATCACAGGGCTTGCCTGTATCAGTGCTTTATGGCGATCGCTTCATTACGGGATTGTCGATTATTTCATCTGGGATTAGCACTCAGGATGTTTCGCTTTAAGGGCGATCGCTGATAACTGCTTTAACTTACTTTCTTTGAGGGCTTTGCAACAGGCTGATCGTGCGTCTAACTCCTCAATTTTAGCGGTCAAATAATCAATTTCTATCTGAATAATTTCAGGATTGATTAAAGATTTAAAGTAAGCTGAAACCAGTTTTATTCGGGAATCATGCCCTGTTTTCTTCCGTAGATCGACTATCCGATGGTCGATAGTTTTAACAGACAGTTCCAATTTTTCGGCTATTTCTTCTGACGTGAATCCATCAGACAAAAACAAAAGAATTGTTCTTTCAGACTCGGTTAAATTTTCAAACATTACTTGTGGGATCACGCTTCTTCATCCTCAAAATCAACACTTTCTTCGATTGGGAGAGAGCAAAAGCAACAAAATTTCATCCCCGTCTCTAGGGCTGTTTGGTCATCTACATTGAAGTATTCGCCACAGTCGGTTGAATACTGATAATCTTCCGAGATTTGATACCAAGTGCAACTTTCTTCAAAGACATTGATTTCTTCCTCAAAGAAGCTTTCAACGTTTTCGTATAGCTCTGCAAAAAGCTCGTTTTCATGCTTTGAATCTAAATGCTGTTGAATCCTTTCCCGTTCTGACTCGTTTTTCTCTATCGATTCAACTAATCGGATAAGTCCGATAGATGTTTTTCGGGTTCGATTAAGAAAACCTTGAGCCGATCGCAGCTCTTTCGGTGAATCGTTTGCTAAAATATTCATGTGACCTCTATCCTAATTAGGGTTACTGGCCCCAGACTTTCGCGAGTTATGGGGTATTACTAATTTAGCATTCTTTGTTCCGAATGTCGAACATTACAATAGAGAAAAAGGGATTTTGAGAATGCAGACGATAAAAGGAAAAAATTCAGGCGGTTCAACCCCAAAGCCTTCGGCTCCCAGTGTGGCAGATGACACACTATCCAGTCGGTCAACTGCTAGGGTCTTGTGTCTCATCGGGGAAGGCGAGATCGCGGGGGCTGAGGGTGATTTGTTGAAGTCGGTGTATTTAGACAAAACGCCAATAATGAACCCCGATGGTTCCCTGAATTTTGAAGGCTGTGAGGTTGATTTCCGATTTGGCACTGTTGATCAATCGCCTATGTCGGGTTTTGACTCAACGGAAACGGAAACGGCTGTTGGGGTTGAGGTAAAGGTCGCCACTGGCCCAGTGACTCGGACGCTTACCAATGAATCGGCTAATCGGGTTAGGGTGCGGATCGTGGTTCCTTATCTCAGCTTTACCCATGAAGATAGTGGCGACGTTGATGAGAGCGCGATAGAATTTTCAATCGGTATTTCTACGCAAGGCGGGGCTTATGTTGAGCATCCCACTGGTATTTATGGGAAATGTACCAGTCCCTACGAAAAGAATTATATTTTTGACCTTTCCACTACTGGCCCTTGGAACATCCGAGTCACCCGCACGACTCCTGATACAACCGCATGGTTTGAGAAAAAAGGCGTTATTTTTCAGGCTTTTACTGGGATTGTAGATAACAAATTTGCTTACCCTTATTCGGCATTATTAGGGGTGAAATTTGATGCGTCTAAGTTTCAATCGCTGCCATCTATCGGCTTTCGGGGTCGTGGGATCAAGATGCAAGTTCCCAGCAATTACAACCCCGTAACCCGTGTTTATACGGGCTTTTGGGATGGTACATTTTCAGCGACTCAATATACCAACAATCCCGCTTGGGTTTATTACAACATTTTGACTAACCCTCGCTATGGTTGCGGAAAGGCGATCGCGGCTGACCAGGTAGATATTTATTCGCTCTATGCCATTGGCCAATACTGTGATGAGTTGGTGAGTGACGGATTGGGAGGAGAAGAACCCAGGTTCGCTTGCAATGCCTATATTCAGACCAGAGGCGAGGCTTATTCGGTTTTGGGTTCCCTTGCGTCGGTATTTCGGGGTGTGGTTTATTGGTCAGAAGGAATGGCGATCGCTGTTCAGGATAGACCCGCCGATCCCGTCAGGCTTTACACCGAGGCGAATGTTATCCAGGAAACTGATGACGATGGCAATATCACAAAACCCTGTTTTAGTTATTCAGGAACGGCTCGGCGAGCAAGGCATACGGTGGCGATCGTCTCCTATAGCGATCCTGCTGATTTTTTCAATACAAAAGTGGAGTACGTGGAGGATCGGGAGTCGATTATCCGCTATGGGTATCGGGAAATTGAGATCACGGCTTTTGGTTGCGCGAGTCGGGGCCAGGCTCAACGGGTCGGACGTTGGACTCTCTTGGCAGAAAAAGAACAGACCGAAACTGTGACCTTTAGCGTGGCAACCGAGGGGCTGTTAGTGCGTCCCTATGAGATTGTGACCATAGCAGATCCTTTAAAAATTGGGCGGCGTATGGGGGGCAGAATTAGCGCGGCTACGACGACGACAGTTGACCTTGATGCTCCCTTGGTTTTGGAATCGGGCAAAACTTACACGCTGTCAGTAATGGACTCAACGGGAACGGCTGTAGAGCGGACGGTGACGACATCTCCAGGAACGGTGAGCAGTTTGACGGTTTCAGTAAGTTTTGGATTTACACCCCAGGCTGAGTCGGTGTGGATTGTTTCGACTGAAACCTTCGCTCCGAGTCAATACCGAATTATTGGGATTACTGAAAATGAAGACGGCTCTTACCAGTTGGTAGGGTTGCTACATCAGGCAGGCCGTCAGATTGGGGAATATGTAGAAGGTGCGGGCGGTGGGACTATCGTTATTTCTAGTCGGTTTGACTCGATTGATAATGACACCAAGGTTGTGCCAGATACGACGACACCGCTTGTCTCTCCGTCGGTTTCAACTGTTGACCCTGATTCTATTTTTCCAAGGGCGATCGGGGCTTTATTAAAGATTTCTTGGGGATTGCCATTGAATAGTTCGGGTGTGACAGATAGCACGATCACCAGTTACAGAATCCAATACCGATTATCGGGCGCGGTTGCCTGGGTTGATGGGGGATCGTCATCGACTAACAGTATTGACATTTCAGGCGTGGCGATCGGTGAGTACGAAGCAAGGGTTTCGGCTGTGGACATCTATCAGCGATCGAGTGCTTGGATTGCTTCTAATCCGTTGGTTTAGTTGAACAATCTTTTCCCAGTTCTGTTTATGGATTCTATATTGATCAACGCAGTATGTTCATCAATAATAGATTTTCGAGAATCCACAAACAAAATTCCACCTATAAAATGCCCAACACCTAAAATCTCGTCATCGTCGTCATAATTAAAATATGAGTTGATACGAGCAATAAAAATCAAAAACCATTTTTTTAGAGGCTGTTTAAGATCGTCTTTTGAGAAGGTCGCCAAGCATTTTTTACACATTTCGACACCATGCTCTGCTCCTTCTATTTTGTAATGTGGGCTAATAGTCCATTTTTGATCTCCACATTTCATGACAACTATAAATTTTTTAGTTATTTGAGATTTTTCAATAGCAAAAGTAGGGGATAGGCAAAGTGTTTTGTCCTTTAGGTTTTTGTAAGTTTTAGACTGCTTATTTCTTGGTGTTTTCTTCAT